GTTTATACTTTTTACTAGTCAAAAAAAATCCCCGTATAAACGAGGATTCTTTTCTGTTAAATTAAATCTTAACTAAATGTTGCGATTACTGTAGTACCTGCGATTGAAGGTGTTGCGCCTGCGCCTTGTACAGCGATGTGATTACCACTTAGTAAACCTTCGACTGCTACAACTACGAAGCCTTCTACTTGTGCTTCAGTACATGCCGCTTCAACTGTTACTGCTGATACGTCATCTACTTCTAAGATGTGAGTTGTACCTACGAAACCGTTTGCCGCTCTAACTGCCGCGTTTGGGTTTGATTGTGCCATTGTAATTCTCCTATGTTACTGGATACTTGTTCTATTGTATCCTTTGCTTTTATTTATCACTTCTAACCATAAAAAAAGGCAGTATAACTGCCTTTTTATTAAATTTAACTAAAATTTAGAATGAGACGTCTGCAATAACGTGACCTGAGATGTCACCGTTTGCTAAGTTGTCTGCACCTTCAACTATCATTTTAACTGTGTCGCCACTAACTGCGCCAAGTTTTAATACTGAAAGGTTTAAATTTTGTACTGAACTAACTAATGCTGTTAATTGAGTTGCTGAAATGTTTCCTGCTTGTTGTTGGAAACTTTTAAGGAATACATCCTTACCAATAAACTCACCAGCCGCCGCCGCTCTTCTATCTGTTTGTGCCATTTTATTCTCCTTTAACACAGATACTGTAAAAGTATCATATGCACTTATTTATCAAATTTAAAGGTTTTTATTTAGATGATCTAGGTGAATACTGACCTAATTTTGAATTAATTTTTCGACCTAAATTTAAAGATGTATCTACTGTCGATCCTAGACTTGTTGTATCGATTTTATTGTCATGATAAAAATCTTTGGCTTTTTGTCTGTAACTAGACACTCGTCTTTTATCATACTTTTGAGCATTTGTATTACCTGCTTGGGCACCTCGAGATCTAGGTTCTTCACTAGATTTAGGACTAGATTTAGGAGCACCACCAAATGCTTTGACATAATTATTTTTTGCTGAATCAAATTCTTGTTTAGATGCTTCTTTATCGCCACCAGTCATTTTAGACATTCGACTTGCAACTTCACCTTGAATAGCATCAATCGAGTTATTATATTTAGGATCAGTAGCAATTTGTAAAGTCAAAACTGCTTCTCTACTTCTACCCAATTGATAAAGAGATGATGCATAAGTCGTTAACTCTTGGGGACTAAATGGTGCTTCTTTTAAAATTATCTCGTTTATTTTCATTGTTGTTTCTTCCGGCCACTTGCCCAATAACCTGCTATTGCGCCTATACCTGTGCCGTACTTCTTATATTTATCAATATCTTTGCCCAACTTCTTTGCAACCTTTTTACCAACATACCTACCTGCTATTGCACCTGCGGCTGTACCAACTACTCTTGAAGTTGCTGAAGGTTTTGGTTTTTTATAACTTCTACTCTTAACTTCATCTGATATTCTGTATTTTTTATACTTTGCCATATCACTCAAAGATGAAACCATTTCACTTCCTCGACCTAATCGTCTAAAGTCTTGAATAAGTTTGCTAGTAACATATTGCCTTTGTGCAAATTTTAAATTTTCCCAATCATTGATGTAACGTCTATATTGCTTAAAGTTTGCATTTGATATCTTAAGTTGTGCTTCTAATCTAAAAAGGTATGTAGATATTTCGCTTTTATTGAGATTGCCTCTTGCAATTTTAGATAGTATGAAATAAAATTTTCTAGAATCGAAAGATAAACTTTTTAAAAACCTAGTGCTTTCTATGTTATTTTTTAAACTTATATGTTTGTTCTTTGGATTTTTTACTTGATATGCTAAAAGATAAATGTCTGTAGCATGACTTCTAAACATGGTAAAAGTACCATACTGCGATGTTTGTCTTGCGTATGCTTTAGCATAATCGGATTTATAATCATCTTTTGCAAATGTAAGCAACGATAAAAAACTTAGATATAATAAATCGGCGATACCTCGTCCATCCATCTCGCCAAATTGTCTACTTTGACGCCATAGTCTTGCTTCTGATATTTCGTTATCTACTAATTTAAGATCTAATGCAGTGGTCATGACATCTTTCATTTTCCAGGTGCTCCTGTTCCAAAGTTTAATTTACTAAACTCTAATCTATCTACTAGTTTCAAAGCATTACCCTTTCTATCAACTGCAACAAACCCTTCTTCTGCTGTTACTTCGTATCCGTTTTCAGTCTCTTTAAATGTAGGCATTTGCCTAATTATCTCTAACTTCCGTATGATCTTAATTTTTGCTTCTATGATCTTTAAATATAGATCATATACTGCTACAATACTTTTTAAATTTTTTCTTATAAATTTTACACCTGCTACTAATTTTTCTGTCATTTCGTCTTGTTTAGCCTGTGTTTTATATCCGTCTATTTTCTTTTGCATAAAATCTATATATTTTTGTACAAACCCTTGTGCAAACTTAGTAGGCTCATCAAATGCTCCTGCTCTGATATTGTTGTTTACATGAGCCTTTAATTGTTGTAAAAATTCTTTACCTATTAGTTCATTTCCTTGTTCTAACCAATTAAATGTGCTAGAATCTATACTTTTCATATATGCTGTTGCAGAATTAATTGCATTTAATACATCTATACTTTCTTCTTTAGTAAATGTAACTACGCCGCTTAAATTTTTAATTATAGCATCTCTATGCCATACACTTTTATTTTTGCCTAATACATCAGCATTAAAACCAAACTTGGCTCGTGTATCTGCAAGTGTAGGTCCACCTACATACTCTGTGTGCCACACAATGCCCATATCTGCACTAGCAATCTCTTTTGCTAAATCACTATTAGTAGGTACTGCATAAACTATTGTGTTAGGTTTAAACAGTAAAACTTCTTCGCCATCTACATTTGTTTTTTGTAAATCTTCTTTAGAAAATAACATATCACCTTGTGCAACTGTGTTCCAATTTAATTTGCTCAAAGTCCTTAATGCAAGTTTTAATTTATCTCGCAAGCCTTCTGCAGGATGATTTTCATCTATGTCTTTTTCTGTAAAGTTTATTTTAGGCTTTCTAGTAGCAAACACTCCCTTGGTGCCTACAAAAAATTTACCAGTTTCTGGATCTCTGCCTGCAATAATTGCCGGAGCACCATCCCATTTTGTTGTCATGCTGATAGGACTTTTAGAATTTCCTTCTAGCATTTCGTGTAGGCTAGATAGATAATTTATTGCTTCTTTGGCTCCTTCAAAGCCTTTATTGAAAATATGATCTTCGAGATGTTCGAGATGAGTGTTTTTGCCTACTGCTTCAAGTATAAGTTCAGTAACATATCCTTGTGAAATTTCGTTGAATTTCATTTGTACTATTTTCTAAAGTCAGGATCACCTGGCATTAAGATAGTTGATTTTTTATTTGATTTTTTACGTTTTTTATCTAAATTTATAATATTTGATTTTTTAGGATTAGGCTCGTCGAAAGTATTAGGTGTATCAGGAGTATTTGATAGTTCTGGATCAGTTATTTTTGCACGTCTATTAAATTTATAACCGCCATCTCGTGTAATTTTATCTAGACCTCTTCCAATTGCTCCGCCTATCACTGTTCCTGTTTTTTTCATAACACTTGCTTTTGGATCAGTTCTAGTTGCTTTGCCTATACCTCTTAATCCAAGTCTTTGTGCAATTGGTTTTGCTATTAAATCATTTGCTAATTTAAAAGGATTTAATGTAAATTTTTTCTTTGGATTCATTATATTAAGTACTGAAGTAGTTAGAACATAATCAGATTCAGTGCCAGGTCTAACGTACGCACTATCATTTACACTATACCAGGCATTAACCTCTTTAGTCCAAATGTATTTTCTACCATTTATATCGAGTACTTTTCTGTCAGAAATGTCGTCACGTGTTTTAGCATCCAAAGGAGATGCAGTATTTCCTTGTGGTTCTTCTACAATACCTTTAATAATTTCATTTATCAGCATTTTCTTTTTCTCGTTGAGATTCTTTTATAATCTTTGTAATACCTCTGGAGAATTTTTTGCCGTCTCGGCCTTTAATACTATTGATAATTCTGTTTGTTAGATCTTTAGCAGTTGATTCATCATAATATTCTTCTATTTGCTCGATAAGATTGATTGCACTATTAATTACATGCTCTCCTCTATTAGAAACAACATGATCTCTATCTCTATCTACAGATATCTGATTGAGTTCTTCTAATATACTTCTTCTCACCGCTTCTCCAAATAAAAACGTATAATGCTATTTATCATTATAAGTCATTCTTTTTCAAGAACTCACGCATATTCATTGCTTGGCTAACTGTGTCTTGTGCTTCAGGTTCGTCTGCTTTGATACTATTATTACGTTTAAGTTGATCTACTAGTGAACCTGTAGTAATAGTCATTGCATCTTCGTCACCGTCTTGTAAGTCTTCTATTCTTAGTGTGTCAGGATCAAATCTTAAATCTACTTTAGTACCAACACCACTACTAGAACGAGTTTTCATAAACTGTATTTGATATCTGCCTTTTTCTCGCATAGCATTTGAAGTAAATATACCTACAACATTATCTGCTGTTTGTACTTTACTAATGCCACCTGCTATATGGTGATGATCAAATTCTATTTCTTCTACTGCACCTCTGTTTAACTGCGATGCTGTAACAAATAATAAGTCTCTTTCTACTGCTAGGTTACGCAATTCTTCAGAAACATACTTGTCTTTGATAAACAAATCACTACCACTAACTTTTGTACTAATAGGCATCATTAAATCTAAGTAGTCAACTAATAAACAGTCTACTTTTTCACCACATGATATTTCATATTCACGTAAAAATGTTCTAATGTCATTACAATTTACACCATTGGGCATCTGTTTTACTCTAAGTTTACCGGCGCCTTTGGCTTTCATACGAACTTTTAAATCAACATCATCTATATTTCTCATTACTTCTTTAACACCATAACCAGATACCATACTGTCTAGTCTCATACTAATAAGTTGCTCACTAAGTTCCAGACTAATATAAACTACATTGTATCCTGCAAGTACCCAATTAACAGCAAAATTCTGTAAAAATAAACTTTTACCTGCTCCGGAACCTCCTGCAAATATTGACATTTCTCCTCTATTAACACCACCATATAGTTTTTGATCTATTGCTTTCCAACCTGTACTAATAGCACCAGCCTGTGCTTTGATCCATTCAAGTCTTTCTTTAGGATTTTCAAAATAGTCTAATCCTAAATCTTTAACTAGGCCAACTTGACTAGCATCTTTAATCTTATTTTCTACAGTACCATAATCTTGCTTTTCCAACAAGTCTGTGCTCTCAATAATTGCTTTTTCTAATGCCTTGTGTCTGCAGAATGTTTCAAATTCATTCATAAACCAGTTGTGATGATCGGGTGTCACATTTGGAATAGGTTCTAGTTTTACACCTGCTACTGCACTAACTTGTTCAGGCGTAGGGATAGCATTATGGCTTACACTATGGCTAATAAAAAGATCTACTGCTTTTCTATATTTTAAATTAAAAAACTCAGGCTTAACTATGTTTTGACATCTAGCAAACAAGTCATTGTCGCTAAGTAAAAATCTTAAAAATAGTTCCTGTGTTTCTTCGTTGTACTCTTTAATATCGCTCATAATTCTTTATCTCATTAGTTATATATCTAGCAAATAGTTTATGTCCTGCATCGTCTGGATGGCTATCGCTGGTGCTTATTACATTATTACCTGCTATTATACTTATAGGTTTTACAAAATGCGTAGGTACAATTATGTCTACATTATTTTCTGCAGGCATACATCTAGAACTCATACCAGTTATTAAATACTTTACATCATGCTGGTTAAAATATGCTATTGCTGTGTTAATCAAATTAAATGTTTCCTGTTCTACTGTTTTAATTGTTCTGTGTAATAAAGAATGTTGTATAAAATTTTTAACTTTCTTATTAAGTTCATCTTGATCTAAATCACTTCGATTGTATGATCTATCATCGAGAACAACATCATTTTTACACATACCTATCCAGGCATCAAATTCTGCATCATACCATTCATCTCTAAACCAATCTGATAATTGTATTACAAAAAATGTATCATGATATGCATGAGTTTGTATATATTCTATTGTACGTCTAAGTATTCTTTTATTACTGCTACCTATCCAACTTTCATTTATTACATCATACCCCTCCATAAAATCTGGCCATGCAGACTTATTTTCTAAAGTATTTCCGTAACTAAAACTGCAACCGTTTACATATAATTTCATAAAACACCTAACCATGCTAATAACGGTAAAATAATATACATTGGTATTTCATGTAATAATAAATGTACTCCAATTGATGTTGCACCAATTTCTTTCCAATGTGCTATACAAAATTTGTATGCTTTTTTACATTTTTCAATCATAACATTTTTGCCTTTACTTGAACTTTTAATTTATTATCTGTAGCATGTTTTATAATACTAGATAACGTTAATAATCTACCATACATTGTTACTGCTTCATCGGCATCTTTTATATCGGCATGCCATGGCGGAAAACTAACTTCCCAACCTAGTTCTAATGCTTGATTAATTAATTCTTTACCTGCATTATCTCTATCCGGACAAAGTATAACACGTTTACCTAGTTTGTCAATTAAGTGTGCTTGTTCTGGTGTTACACTATTGCCTTGTATACTTACACCATCTAATTGTATAGCATCAAACACACCTTCTGTTACAACGACTATTTCTCTTTTGCTGTCAGCAAATCTATCAATATTAAAAACATATCCAGGCTGTATTTTATGTAAGTATTTAGGTGTACTTTTGTCTGGCGGACTTATATGCCTTGCAGTCCAGCCTACTAATTCGTTATTATAAGTAAAGGGCACTACTAGTCTTTTTTTATATAAATTTTCATTAAAATATAAAAGTGGATATAGTCCTAGTAGTCCCCTTTCTACCGCATACATCTTAACAGGATGATTGTCTTCTAAATCATCGACTGCCATAGCATTTGCTGGTAAGTCTTCTGTATTAAACTTTTGTAAATTATAGATATAATCTGTAGTTTCTTCTGTTTCTAAAAGTTCACTGTGTTTAAGTAGTTCAATTGTAACTTTGTGTATTTCATCTGTTGTTACACCTAATTGTCCTGCAAGATCTTTATATTTTTTACCTAAACTTGGACCAGGTGCCCATCCAGTAGAGAAATTACAATTAAAACAGTTATAACTTATTCTCGCACCACTAGTAATTATGCC